TTCTTGGTAACGTAAGCCAATCTTTAAACCAGTCTTCGTGGTGTAAGGGACATTCATTTTGATTTTCCTAGCAGTTAATCAGACTATAGTTTGCATGATATAATAAATCATGTCAATAGATTGTACCCACATTAATACACCTACTATGAAAATAATTTATCTGCCCTGGCCGCCAAAAGAATTATCCCCAAACGCAACCCTGCATTGGGCTAAGAAAGCCAAATACAAAAAGCTGTACAGACAAACGTGTTGGGCTTTAACTTTGGAGTCTAAGGTTAAGGTATCAACTGATGGTCGAATCCCTATGACGGTGACATTTTACCCACCTGATAAACGCCATAGAGATGCCGACAACATGGTAGCCAGCATTAAAGCTGGATTAGATGGTGTTGCTGATGCTTTAAAGGTGAATGACAAACAATTCTGGCCGATGTTTGTCTTTTCTGATGAAGTAAAAGGGATGGTTACAATCCAGCTTTGATCCTGTATTGAATAGTATCTTTAAGAAGATTTTCTTTTTTAGTTTTAAAGAAATTAATTTCTTTTTGTTTTTCATCAGGCGATTTGTTTGATCTTTCAATACGATGAATGTTTTTGGTTATTTCATTCAGTTGTGCATTTGCACTTTGTGTAAATCCATAAGCTTGCAATAATCCTTTATTGGCTTCCATCCACTTTCTTGCTTGTTCAGTTTTTTTATCTTGCATTTCATTTACAAAAGTTCCATGAGCAATTTCAGCACGATTTTTTAAATCATAGAATATATCTTCTCTGCCACGAGGTACTTCAGGGGATATAAATGAACCAAATATAGGATTATTTCTTAATTCTCTAGTTGGTTTATCATTGGATAATAAATCAGATGTCCACATGGCTAATCCAGCTACTGAACCATACAAACCACGAGCAATATGATCTGCTTCCATTGGATTAATTAATCGTTTTCTTGAGCCTTCAATAGTATTACCTTCTTTGTCTTCTTTGCCAGTATATGGTATTTGAGTTGAAGCACTAATCCATCTGCCCAATTCTGAAGTATTGGCATTGTATTGCAAGAAAGGAGACAAATTCTTCATGCTGTCAGGAGTAACTTTACCGCCTGTAAAGAAATCATGGTTTAAACCAATTTCAACAAATGGTTTAAATATAGTTGGTACTGGACCAGAAGCTAAAGGACCAAGAAAAGCATCTAACGCACCTTTTTTAAGTGCTATTGATAATCTTGTTGCATCAACTTCATCTTTTGTTCCCATTGTTATAAATCGGTTGTATAACATTTCTGGTAAAGCTTTACAAATATAACCAGCAGTTGTTGTTATTGGAATTAATAATGAATGATCAACGCCAATGTGTCTCATTAATGATCGAGGAACAAAAAAGTTACGCATCTTTGTTTGGTCATCTAATTTTTTATATTCGTCATCATCCCCTATAGCCATTGCATATAACAAACTCATTGTCATCATTAAGCCAACGCCTGTAAATAAACGAGCACTTGCTTCGGCACGACTGATTCCTCTTAAATTACCAGCAACACTAGTAATTTTTGCTCCTGTAACTTGTTCTACGCCCATAGCGACTGGTTCTGCCAATGCTTGTGTTAATACATCAACTTGTTGTCCAAATGCATTTAAGAACGATATAGAACGAGTTAATGCTTGAGCTGTTTTTGATGCTCCACGTTGATCCCAGTTAATAACATTTGATGCTGCTAAAAGAGCTTTTCTTCGATCACCACGAGTTTCTTTCATTACTTTTGCATAAATTGCTCTTCTTGGTGCTAAATCTGAAGCATCACCTATTTTGTCTAACATATTAATAAGTTTGGACATTTTATCTTCACTCAACAATCCAATTTGTTGAGTAGCATATTGTTCAGCAGTTCTTGAACTAGAATAAATATTACCAATACCATGTGCTCTTAATATTTTTACTATTGGATCATTACTGTTAAGTGATTTTATAAAAGAACCAAAAGTAGATACATAGAATGAAATTGGATTACGAATTCCTGTCACAATAATTGTGCTTGGAATATCCATAAATAATTGTCTTAATTGGAATACGCCAGACCAAGTAATTGTTCTACGCAATGTTTGAGCACCAAATGACATAATGCCTTCAAGTGGCAACATAAAACTTTCCATACCAATAGCTGCTTGAGCTACTAACGGATCAAGAATACGAATATTAACTTTTCTTCCATTAACTAAAATTGAAACAATGCCTCTGTTAAAGTCTTCAGCTGGATAAACTTTTAATTTTCCATTTTCATTGCGTTCACCATATACTTGAGCAATACGATTGGCAGCGTAGTTACGAATACAATTACGAGTAACCACCATCGTGTGGTTAATCATATTGTCCAAAACATTAGCTATCGCAAGTTCAGTTTCTCCAGGTTTAAACTTGTGTTCTTTTGAAACATTTCTAACGCCTTTTTTTCCATAAAAATATGTCGGTTTACTTGGATCTTGACTAATATCTTCAGGCTGAATGCGTTGCCACGGAACATAATCTTTAATGCTTCTATATAATTTAGCCGTTTCTTTGCTAATCATTTTAGCTTGTTCCATATTATCAACTAAGTTTTTGCTGACAGAGTTCCAGTTGTCCATCATTTCTCTTAATTGTGGAAAATCTTTTTCAAATGCAATTCCTTCTTCTATGGCTTCTTCAGACATATTTACTTTTTGAAGGGCAATTTTGATGTGATTTAAATCTTCTTCTGCTTGCGGTATTCTATTTAATAACTGTAATTGACGATCTGGAGTTGTATCTGGATTCATTTGTTCAGTTTTTAAATCTTCTAAAACTGCCATACGGTCAGCATGTTCTTGAATAATACTTTTAGATCGTTTTGCTTCAAAATATTTATTAATTAAATTTGTTGCTGTATCAATACCAATTTCTTTTTCTAGTTCATGAGCAAGGCTAATTATGTTAGCTACCGAATGTTTATCTTCTACTGCTTCAAACATTTGATCATTAAAATTAAAATTCATTTTGCCCAATTGAAGGACTTGTAATCCAATATGCGACGCTTTTAAAGCTTGATCCATTGCTACAGAAGCTGTAGCACGACCTTCGCCATCGATTAATAGTCGACCATAACGCTGTGCATCAGCAGCTTTAAGTCCAGCAGTAAAATCAAACGCATTAACCCTAAACCCTAATGCCAGTCGATCAACACCATTAACGGCTTGCTGAACAGCTGAACCAGGATTAGATATTAATCGTGCAGCATTATTTTTTCCATTTACATACCCACTAATCACGGTATCTTTTACTGTATCTCTTTTATGCGATGGAGTATCTGGAAAATCATGCTTATCCATATACTTTTTAACTTTTTGTATTTTTGGATTTTCTAAAATTTTTAAATCTGGTCCAGAATTTTCAAGCAAATGTCGTAAAGATAAATTATCTAATCGTGTGCCATTACCTTTCATAATGTCATCAAATGTTTTATACAAAATGTATTTGCTGTTAAATCCAAATAAGTGTTTTAAACCTTCAATTAATTTACGAATGCCCATAACAAAACGATGCCACGGTGTTCCCATTTTCATTGTCATTAATCTTTCAGCATTAACAGCCCAATATTCTGATGGGTTTGCGTACTGATACAAATCTTCATTCGGAGGAATATGCATCCTTACTTTTTTATATGTTTCTGAAGTAGGATTAGCCATATAATCATTAATTGCTTCAAAATACGCTTGAGTCATAGGATCAGTATTTTTACGAATCGCATCTTTTGTATCTTTAGCCCATTGGTTTATAATAGCTAATCTGACTTGCGGTGTCATCATTTGTTCAAATGTATGCGTTAACTCATGGCGAGCTGTGCTTGGATTATCTATTCCATCAGAGCCTTTATACAAACGAATTAAACGATTCATTGGATCAAACATCCCCAATGCAGTAGTTTCTTTTCTTACTGGTTTTCTTACTTGAAGTTCTAATCCAGTTAATAAACTTGGAGCATTTTTGTACATCCACTCAAATACTTTATAAACATCTTCGCTAATATTGCCAGCTTGATATTCATCACCAGCTTTTTTAAAAATATTCCAAGCACTTGGTAAAGTTTTAGGTGAAATTAATGCTAAATTTTCTTCATTTTCTTTTCGTGCTTCTTCTACAAATGTAATTTCACGTTGAGTATCAATTGTGTTTTCACCATTAATAATTTGACGTTTAAGTTTTTTTTCTTTTTTAGTTAATTCACGTTGAGAAGCAATAATTTCTTTTCTGCGTATTTCATCAAATTTATCTTTTATAGTTTTTTTACGAGGAACAATATTTTCTAATGGTTTTACTTTAGGCTCAAACATCTTTCTTGCTTGCTCTCTTTGATTAAGAGCAATTAATGTTTCACCTTTATCATTGAGTAAATAATCAATCGCTTTCTTAGCTACATCTTCATCGTAGGTATAGGCATACATGACGCTGCCTGACTTATAAAAGTCACCCAATAACTTTGTTAATTTAGGATCAAGGAAGTAAGTACCACCAACTTTTTTAGAGCTTGGTACATTAAATTGTATACGTCTGCCACTTTTGGTAATCTGTAAATTTTTATCAGCTGTACCAATCGTGCCACGAGCTTCTTCCATAAACTGAATAGCATCATCAGCATTTTTAATTTTGATCGGTGCATCACGCTGGGCTTTTGCAAAGTCGTAAGTCCTTGGCATTAATACACCTTGACCAGTCGTACCATCAGCTTTGGTAAACGACATAATTTGACCTTGATTTTCTACTGCTGCGTAACCAGCCAAAATATTACCTGTCACCATCCAGCGTTTCTCACGCCTTTGTGTTGCACCTTTATCAAACATATCTAATAAAGGAATATACTCACCTTTTTGAGTTTCAGGGTTATACCAACTAACTGTATTTTCTTCACTAAGAGTGTATGATCCACCAATTTGAGAAAAGGTTAAAGGAAGAGACTTTGCATCACCATCAGCTAATGCTATGGTCATCTTCCAATCAGAACCCATTGTTGGATTTTTAGTTTTCTTTTTATTCTCAATATTAGTAACAACACCATAAAATATTTGAGTATTTGCATCTTTAATTTGAATTTGTGTGCCAATTTTATATGAGTTTAAGATTGATGCAATTTTGTTGTATTGCATATTTAATCTATCTTTTTGACCTTGTACTTCTACTTCTTGTGCATCAGCTTCTTTTAACTTAACCAGCATTTCACCAGCAAATACTTGTGATCTTTGTTTTAAATCAGAAAGCATTTCTTTATAAATTTCGCTTGGCGATTTGCCATCTAAATTTGTTTTAACTAATTCTTGAACTTCTTCTTTTGAATATGGTTTAACTTTTCGCTTGATATCCACCTGTTCCATATAAGCAGGTTGAGCAAACAATGATTCACCTTTTCCTTCAGTAATTGGAGTTGAAGATATTGTTTCAGCATCAAGATCGGATGCCTTGGCTTCGAGCTTATTTGTTCCCATGCTATTTTCACGCTCAAGCAAATCGTTGTAGCGTTCAATCAAATCTTTGTATATCTCTTCCTGTTGTTTAAGTGGGAGAATAGGAATGTAACCAGTTAGCTTTTTAATATCTTCTTCAGTTCCATCTGCTGGATTTTCTTTTTTATCAAATGAAAACTGTTCTCCACCAAATGCTTGCCAAACCTCTGGATTGTCATTAATAAATTCTTGAGCTACTTGACCACCGTAATCATTAATAAAGTCAACAGTACCTTCAGCCGTTACAGCAGACTTACGAGAAGCTGTGGTATTCGCATTTAAAGAAGCCATCTTCTTTAATAAAACGGCAGCTGGTCGCATTTCAGCTGGGATATCAGCCATCAACTGTGAATAAGCTGGAGGAATAACTTGACCTGTTCTTAAAACACGCCCTAATGTTTGCATATGAACATCAATGTTGGCATCTGCTTGAGCAATAATCATATGACGTTTGCGTTTATCATCAAAATTTTCAGAAGCATGCAAAGAAATACCTGTTGATCCTGATTGATTAATAATTAAAGCAGTAATTTTTCCATTATTAAAACCTTCAATTGCATTATTTTTTTGCTCTGAATCAGGTTTTCTTGTAATTAAAGTTGGAACTCCAGTTGAATAATTGATACCAATTGTTCTACCTGTAATCTCATCTACTAAATATTTTGGGTTTGCTTTTTCAATGCCATTTTTAATATAGTCAATTGGTGACATTGGTGCAGAACCAAAACCAGCATGATTAATATATTCTTTTATTTTGTTATATTGCTCAACAATGGATGGCCCTAAATCATCATCTGTTAAACGATAATCTGTTTTAATTGGCTCTCCACCTTTTGGATTTGGTCTATTAATTTTTACAGTACGTTGTTTTTCCAAATAACCTAAAAACATATCTTTAAATGAAAGATTAATTGGATCACCTGGATTGATGCCCATTTCTTTTGCGTATTCTTGCAAAGAAGCACCCATTGTGTTTGAAACAGTAATGACTGGTTTTTCACCAGCAGCAATTTTTTCAAGTGCGATTCTAACTGTATCTTCTGCTTTTAATGACAATAACATTTGAGCGATCAAACTATGCATTTTTGAACCAAATGTTGTGCTAGTTATGGTAGTTTTTTCTCCTCTGGATTTTGCTATTGCACCAGAGTTATCTAAACTTTTTTGCATTTGTTTTGTTACAATAGTAACAGCCCTAGAAAATGCCAATATATCTCGCATAGATGTAGCCATCTTTTCTGCTGTATCTTTATTCACTTTTGTTTCTACTGTGTCATACGAAACTCCAGCAAATGTTCTTTCTCTACGAATATACTGACCTTCTTGAGTAAGCATGTTTGCAACAATCTGTTGCATTGGGATGCCACCATTTCGAATTGCATCAGCAAGTTCAGATATATTTCCTACTGCCAATCTCATATTGGTATTGGAATATAAATCCATTACATCTGCACGTTTAGCATAAGTAGCAGATGAATAAAATGTTCCATCAGAAGCATCTACTAAGTTACGAATAAACGCTGCTTTGCCAGTTGCTTCTTCATCTTTTTTTCTAGACTTATCGCCAGATCCACCAGCTTCATGGCTTTCATCAAGAATTAAATAATTTCCTTGAACAAAATGATTTATAAATCTTTGGCGTTCAGTTTCTTTTCCACCTTGCATTTGTGCATAAGTTGTGAAAATAACTTTATATGGCCCAAGATCATCTTTATCAATCATTCCTTTTAAAATAGAATCTTGTTTTTTTGTATTTATTTCAAGTTTAGTTTCAGTTTTTTTCCCATTTACTTTACGAACTAATTTGTAAGGAACCATTTCATTATTATTGGTAATAATAATCTTTGGTTTATCAGTATCTAAACCAAGTTCTTTGGTCATACCAATATCATCCAAATCACCAATCATGGCAGGATAAAGGGTTGTATTTTTTGTAACAAAAATTGGAATCTTATCGTTTAATAAAGCATACCGAATCATGGCAGCAACAACACGACCTTTACCAATACCTGTTTGGTCTCCAATAATAAATCCTTTTCCTTCTTCAGCATTTTTAATGGCTAATGCAAGAGCATCAACTTGTTCAGCTGAAAATCTTTGAAACAACGATTCTGGTTCCATCTGCAATCTATCAGAAACATAATCATCAATATCACCAAATTGATCTACTACTTTTTGTAAAGAATTGCGTATGGATTGTGCCATTGCTCTTGGCATGAGAGTTCCAACAGATGGTGCTTTTGAAAATGGTTCATAGGTTACTTGATGACCAGTTTCAGTTTCTTCGCCCCTACGGTCCTTTAATCCAGATTCGGTACGCTCACCTGTGACAATGCTAGGTCCACCCAATTCTCCAGGCTCGTTTGTTCTAGTGCCCTCTCTGCCGCTGGGTTGCTTTCCTTCAGCTGTACTGGGAACGGCATTTTTGTTATTGACACGTTCAGGCTTGTTAGTAACTCCAGGTTGTCTTCCACTAACACCTGCCCCAGTTGTCTCGGTTGTACGTTCGCTAGGCTCATTTTCAGACACGCCCTGTCCGCTGACTCCTGTGGGTTTGGTTCTTTCAACACCAGGCTCACCACTCGGTCTGCCAGGGCGTTCACCCAATCGTTCTGGTTCACCTGTCCTGCTGGTAGTCTCACCGATGTTAGCTCTATTGGTGCCGTCATTCCCTCTGGATACCACGCTAGGTTCATTTAATTTCTCCTTGAGTTCTGCATAATTCTTAATAATTTGTGGAAGTTCTGCTGCTGGCAATGATCTTTGTGCTTGTCCTTTGCCATTAATAACAATGACATCAACAGGATAACTAGCACCCTGTTTAGAATACATATCACCAGCTACTGTAAAGTGATCTACTACGTTGTAATCTTTATAAAGATTGACATAAAAATTACGTTTGGCAGCAGAACGATAACCTTCTTTTCTTGCTTCATCACCTTCAGCACGGACACCACCAACGATAAGAACAGCCCTACCGTCATCTTTCATTGTTTGTAATGACTTCATGACGATGGCATGGTCAATTTCTCTGGTTTTAAATCCATCAACAGTTACTTCTTCGCCAATAGCACCAAACGGTGGATTTTCAATAACTACATCAAACTTGCCAGTTTCATTTCTAGTAAGTGCATTTTCATTAGTTACTTTACCTCCACGCAATACACCTTTTAGCATTTCAAATCGAGAAGCATTTAATTCATTCGCTCTGACATGCATAGGATCAGCAGCAATTAACAACATACCATTACCTGCTGTTGGTTCATAAACCGTTGTATCTTCATTAATGCCAGCAAGTTTGCTTGCCACATACGCCAATGGAGCTGGAGTTGAATACGCTTGTTCTTTTACGCTGGTCGATGAACGAACCGATAAATTAGGTTGACGATTGTATAAATCTACCAATCTATCATAGGCTTCTTCTTTAGACTTTGTTTCGTGAGCAATATTTTGAGCAGCCAATACCACACCAACTTCTATTGTTTCGTCAGCTTCTTTGGCTTGTGCTGTGCCAGGATCAATCTTTTGAACTGTAATATTTGATATAAACTTGCGAGCTTCTATGATTGTTTTAAAACTGTTGCCTTCTAACAAATGTTTAGATATTGCTTCAGCCAGTTTAAATTTAGAATCAGGATCAAATACGCTTTCTGGTTTTTCAAAGCTATGCGCCATTACAGCATCGTGGCTATCCATCTCTTTAGCCAAGTCTTGAGCTGTTGGCTCCATGCGTAGAGCTGTGTACCATTGTTTTAAATATGGGATAACCTTATCACCTAGATCATCAATCATTGCTTTTGCATAGGCAGCAAATGTTCTTGCACCTTTTTCAACGTGATAACCAGACAAGGTAATACCATCAATTAAGAACTCAGGATCAACACCACTATTGAGCTGATTTAATTTTTGACGGATACGATTACGAGCTTTAGTTGCAGCATCCTCGGTAAATATTTTGTTTTCTGATACAACAGGTTTTTCTTCAGGAGTTGTTTCAATAGGTTCTTCTGTTTTTTCTGCTTCACGTTGAGCAGCTTGACGTTCTTGATTAATCTGTGCCTGTGTTTTTTGTTCAGCTTCTGGTTTAGTTTCTTCAACTTTTGTTTCAGCTTCTGTAACAGGCTCTTCTTCAGTTGGAATTTCAGCAGTTTTTATTGCTGGTTCTTCTTCTTTTACTTCAGTTGGTTTTTCTTCAGTGGGAACTTCGGCAGCTGGTTCGTTTGCCTTTTCTTCACTGGGCTTTTCTTCAGCGGTGGGTTTTTCTTGCTCGGCATTTTTGGCCTCCTCTTTAGATTCTCCTTTTGTCCAAACAAGAGCTTCTCTTTCAGACAATTTAATGGGGTAATAATTACTTAAATTTTTAACAGGTACCCAATCAGGAAAACCATCTTTATCATCTGCCAACATATCTTCAAAAGTTGTATTGCCATCAGCATATACAATTTTTCTAACTAAAAGACCATCAGGCCTTAAAGAATATGTAGTTGTTAATTTATCACCATGTTCATCTACAGAATCAGTTGATTTAAGAACCTTTGAAGATTCTTCCATCGCTTTAGGCTGTGGTTTTTCTTCTTTAGGAACAACCATCAATTGATCAGGTGTATATCCTTTTAACTGGTCAATGTCTTTAATTAATACAGGATGTTCTTCATCTTGCTCATGAAATCCATAAACGGTATCACCATCGCTGTGAGCTTTTTCGGCTTCCTGTTTTGTTGCAACAGGCTCGCCTTTTTCCATAATTTCTTCAAGAGTATGAGGCAAAGCTGGTGGAGTCGGTGGTTTAACTGAAGGCTCTTGTCTTTCTAATTCTTCTTCAGATACCATACCACCCAAAGTTGTGGGAGGAGTAACTGGCGGAGCATTTGGTCCTTCTGGAGTTTCAACTCTTGCAATGCTAGAGTTGGCAAGTTCTTGATTTTTCTGTTCTTTTTTACTTAAAACTTTACCAGCAACATATGGAACTCCGCCCATAACAATTGATTGAAGTAAAGTTGGTCCTGCAACTTCAGTAAAAGATTTTTGCCAATCAGCAGGAGATAAAAAACTTCTTTCTTCTTCTTTGTTTAAACCAGCTTTTCGCTCAACATTGGTTTGACCAATTTGCGTAGCACTTTCACCACCTAGTTCAACAGCCTGTTCACCAGCAACCGCTAAAACTGGTTTAATAACTTTTCCCTCTAATGCTTTTCTAAAAATAAACTTACCAGCACCAATACCCAATGCAGTTGAAGCGGCTTCAATTCCTGCCTCATAAGTACCATGTTCTTGTGCTAATTTTTGAATTGATCCAGATCCACCCCATTCAACGCCATATTTTTTAGCTTCGGCTTTCATTTCAGGAGATTTAGCAACTGCTAAAAATTCTGCATTAGATAATGGGATGCCACGTTGTTTTAATGATGCTTCATCTAAACCATCTCTGAAATTTCTTAAAAAATTGTTTGTATCAATACGATATGCAGCAGCTCCAGCTCCAGCCATCATTGCACCATAGCCAACTGGAATCGAAGCCAAACCTAATGTTTCTGGTGCTACTGCTGCCCCAGCCGCAAGTCCAGAAAGTAATCCTGCACCCATTGAAACAATTGAATTAGAAAAATTTTGTGGGAAATTTTGCACATCGCTACGAGCAATTTTTACACCCATGAAATCTACATATGTATCTTTTCCTTCTGGTGTATTTGCATGTTCCGCTGCTTTTTGTTGAGCATTTTGAACAATCCGATTCGCAAAAGTTGTTTTATCAGCAATTGCTTCAGGATTATTTCCTTGATAAGCAGCAATGCCTGTTGCGGCTAACTGCCTCGGTGTTTCTTTAACTGCTGTTCCAATATCAGAAGCTAAATCAAATAAACCAGCTTGTTGTCCTTGAAGCTCATTTGCATGTTGCGTTTTAAAAGCAGCAATTGTTGGTGATGGAGTAATTGGTGCTGGTGGTTTATTTTGTAAAAATGATTGATATTTAGCAAGCACATCAGTTTGGCTGGCATTATCAGGAACACCACTAATGATTGTTCCATCTGGCATTTGCACATTTATAGGCATATTACTTAGGCATTAAAGTTGGATTCTGCGGCAATGAACTAAATGGCACTACATTGGGTTGTACATTAGGGGGTTGACCTAAAAAATAACTACTAAATGGATTGTTTGTTGTTGGAGCTGGTGCTGGATTTGGTGCTGGATTTGGAGCTACAGGAGGTGTTAATCCAAGTATTTCACGACTTTTTTGTGGAGTTGATTTATATACCATTGCTGCTGCGGCTGCATCTAATTTTTCTGGATGGACTTCAAATGTAGTTTTCATATCACCAGTTTGTAAAATATTATAAGCTTTAAGCAAATTATCTTGATATTCTTTGGCAGCAGCATTATACATTGCTACATCTCGTGCTGCACCTGCACTTGCATATCCTGCTTCTTTAATTGCACGAGCATTTGCTAATTGTGCTTTAACATTTTGTGAACCTGTGTATGCTTGATTTAATTGTCCAAGTAATGCATCTCTGCGAGCCTGGTCTGCCGTTGCAGCTGAAATTGTTCCTTGTTGCATGAGTTTTTTCGATGCATTAATATCAGCAAGACTCTTTTGCATACCAGCTTCAGCACCAAGAGCTGATGTACCTAATCCGCTTACAAAGTTTTGGAAGGGTGAACCTGTGCGATCACCAGCACCACTCATCATGCTTGTCCCTGTACGAAATGCAAACTCAGGAAGAATCATTGCTCGTTGTTGTGCAAGATCCGCTTTTTGTTCTTCTGCTAAAGGTTTATATGCTTCTGCTACAGTATTTTTCCCAGAAAAAGCATCTGTTAATTGTGCTTTTAATAAATCCGACATCCATTGATCATCTGCTGGAGGAACTGTTTCACCTTTAGCAAATGCTAATATTCCACCACCAGCCATTCTAGTCATATCGCCTGTGCCAATTGCTGCTACTCCTGAACGATTTTGTGGAGCTTCTGCCATTTGTTGTGGAGGAGGCATACCGCCACTAGGTGCGCCTGGCAATGGTTGTGCCATTATCTTTCCAGCTTCAGGATTGTTATGAATATATCCGTGTAACTGATCTAACCCCTGTGCATACATTTGAGCCATTGGACTTGATACAGGACTTTGCTGAACTTGCTGAAGTTGCTGATCACTCATCATTGTCATTGGCACAGCACCACCAGTAGCCATTGATGTGATCTTACCACCACGCTTATGTCCAGCTCCAGTAGCTGCGTTATACATACCCAAACCACCAAGACCAGCTAATCCTAATCCACCCAACTGAGATGCAGTACTTGGAGGAGCTTGATACATGGTAGTTGAAGATTGCTGTGTAGGAAGACCACGCAACATCGCATTCATTACTCCTAATTGCATGTATGGATATTGCTGTGCAGTTGCATAATTTTGCACACCTTGATTAATAATATTCTGCTGTGCTTGAGTTTGTTGACCACCAACTTGGTTCTGTAAATTGGCAATACCTTCTTGAGAAGCCAACTGTTGACCACCTAAACCAGCTAATTGATTTGCAGCTCCCATTTGCTGGCCATATGCACCCAGCTGACCTTGCATAGCACCTAACTGTGCTTGCTGTCCTTGTAATCCTAAATTAGCACCAAATTGCTGGGCTTGTTGAGCATTACCAAAAGCTTGGTTATAGCCTTGACCAATTGCTTGTTGAGCAGCCATGTTTCCTGCTTGTTGATTCAAACTATTTGCCAATGCTTCACGAGATCCACCAAACGCACCTTTTGATGTAGCAGCAGCTTGTTCGCCAGCAGAATTAATACCAGTTTGTTGTGCCAACATTTGCAACTGTGGTGCAAGCGACTGCTGAAGGTATGGATTCATGTAAGAACTAATCGAATTTGGATCAGTTGCTTGTTGGGCATATTGATTACCAGCTTGCCCCATTTGAGATCCTAAACCACCCATTTGATTACCGACCATGCCAGATTTCATGGCATCTTGTCCAGTAATATTCATTGCTTGTCCATACTGACTTGGATTTTGCAAGTTAGCAACAGTAGACTGCGCTTGTTTTTGCATAGGACTAAAATCAGCAAAATAATCTGATGGATTAGAACTATATGGTTGATATGGCTTGAATGATGAATAGTTTGGACTACCATCAGGATTTGTTTGGAATATCTGTGCTTGAGTAGCATTCAGCATATTTGAGGCGTACGGAGCCAAATAATCAGGAATCTGAGTATTATTTATATTTTGCTGAACTGGAGCTGGAGATGAACTACCGCCCATATTAATCCTTTAACATTTTCGTATACACTTTATCTGTCTGCTTATAACCCAAATACTCTAACAATCTTGAATTATCTAAATGAATCTTGGTATGAACAATAATTCGATCCACTTTACAATGCTTTAAAACTTGTTCGGCATATTGAAATAGTTTAATCCCAACACGACCTTTTCGAAACTCTTTTTTAACAAAATACACATCTTCTATTGCTGTAATGCAGGACTTATAATGTAAATGTGGACTAATCATAAAAATAATATAACCAATCAACTCACCATCATTCCTACAAGAAACGCAACGCAACATTCCTAATTCTGCATACTTTCGATAGACATCATAATCAGGATCCCAATCAAAGTCTTTTGTTACACACAACTCATCATAATGCTCTGGAAGAAGCTGTTCAAGCTCTTCAACTAATTTGATCGGATCGCAGTCGGCATAAACTATCATGCTGGAAGATGTTTATATGCCTTTGTATCTGCTGCAATATCCTTTGCTTTCTTTCTTGCGTCTTTAATTCTGTCCATCATGGCATAAAGTCGTTTAGCTCCAGCATCTGTGCTTCCATTACCTAACTCTGAAACAATTCGAGCTGGGATAACAAACTCGCCATCAGCCAATCTTGCTGGTTGTTTACCACCAATAACCGCAGGAATGCCATCGCTTACACCATCGCCAGGTCCTTTAAGCAAACGACCACCATCAGAGTAATCTCCTAAATGACTTTGCAAACCACCTTCTTTGGCAGTATTGACTACTGGGCTATTATTTTGAATGTCTTTTGCCGCTTCTTCTGCTGCCAATTGGTCTTGTGATAAAACTTTAATATCAGAACCCAATGGATTAACTGCACCTAATCCTGATTTGGTTGGGGTTAAATGAGCAAATTTACTAATTTTAGATAAACTTGCCATTGCTGCATTGTATGCATCAAGATTTTTTGTATCTGGATCTGTATCTATATAGGTACTATCATGATCTGGTGTTGCCTGTAATATAGGTCGTTTAGACATCATTGATAAACCCTGCTGAACATCACTACCATCCGCTCCCGAATAGCCCATAATACCTCCAGATTTAGCAGTTGCCATGCTGTAAGGATTTTGAACATAATTTGGATACTGAGCTTGATAATATGGTTGTGGCTGTGCTGGAAACTGCCCTTGAAAATTAGGCGATAAAGGTTTTATGTTAAATGGATTTGTTTGACTAGTTTGAACAGGCTGAATTGTTGGTTGATTAAACCCACCTACTGCATTTAATAAAGTTCCGCCAAGTGCTGCAACTGATCCTGGATTAGCTTTAGCAAACGCTAATGCATTGGATCCAGAACTGGTAATATTTTGCAAACCAGATTTTACATTTTCTAAAGAATAAGGTGATCCTGATGCCATTGCACTATTTGCCATACCAGCTGATTTAACCAAACTATTGGCACTTTCAGGAGATACATTAGATGTCATATTAGCAATTTGATCAGGCGTAAGATTTGGCATCTGAGAAATCGTTTGTTTTGCTGCTGCCTGTGCTGCTTCTTCTGGAGTCATTTCAGGAACAGAATTTAAAAATTGACTTTGTGCTTGTTGAAATGCTGTATCTGCTACATTTGAACCTTGTTGTATTCCTGCTGAAATACCAGCTGATCCTATACTTCCAAATAAATTTGCTCCACCATATGCTCCAAGACCAGCCATAAGACCATCTTTTAAACTACCTGTCATTGCATAATCAGCTGCACCAACAATTCCTCCTGCTACCATAGGATCTGCCAACATAGATAGACCACCAGTTTCAGGTGCAAGAGCCATTAAAGCAGCACCAGCTACCATTGGAAGAATAGAACTAAGGAATCCTGCTTCTGGAAGACCAGTAGATGGATTAATTGTGAGCGATCCACCGTGTTGTTTTGCTAACTTTTGCAACGCAATTAGTTCGCCAGTAGTCATATGGACTAAGTGGGTATCGTCTCCACGACCATGATGCTCTAGATGTTTGGCAATTAACGGTAGACTCATACACGACCTATTGAGTTATTTGGAATAATTTTATCATAATTAAACCGCTGTGCCAGTAGAATTTACCCATTTTTGACCGTTCCAATAAATTGGATAGCCAAGAGTAGTATCAAAAAATTGTTGCCCTATTTGCAAATTAGCTAATGGGCGTTGACCTTTTAATCCATAACTAGGCGTTGCTGTTGCTTGGGTATAGTTGTTTAATTGATTGAAATATAAACGCAACTGGCTTAATACTTGATTATCATGTCCAGCACTATAAATCTCTGGAGCAAGAGGCAAGTTGGGAGGAGCTGGTGCTAAAGGAGTACCATTGTATTTTTGAATATTGATTGTTGCCATTATCTTATACTCCAATGTATGCGTTCTAGTTCTTTACGAGCTGCTGCGGCTTCTTCTATAGTATTAAACACCTTGGAGTAATAATTTTTCTTTTTTACAGTAATTTTTGCGTAATATCTATTTTTATAAAGCACAACACCAGTAACGCCTGTTTCACTATTTGCACGAACTCTTACATTTCTTGCTTGTTGTGTTAGACCAGCCCATCTACAATTACTTGGTTCATAATTGCCATAAACATCAATTCTGTCCAATGTTTCATCACCTTGAGGCTCACCCATATCTTTTGCAAAAGTCGCATAATCCAACCATTCAGGACACACCGATACGCCTTTACCACCATATTTTGGGTAGTCTTTATCTTTAGGGTTATTGCATCTTCTTATCATTGCTCGCCATGTATTATAAGAACTTTTTTTCCATCCACCGTGTTTTGTAATTGCTTCTTTTAAAATACAACCACACGATTCCGTATTGCCTGTTACTAAACTGCCTGAATCTGTTTGTGTTTCATTACCACAATCACATTTACACTTCCATAATACTTTTTTACTTACTGTTCTACCAGCCTGTTCTAATACTACTAATCTTCCAAACCTCTGCCCTGTACGGTCTACTAACTTCATAATATTCTCCTTGTTGAGGAGTTATTATATCACCATTTGAACAGATTGTAAACCTAGCGTCTGCCGTCTGGTCTAACATCAAATCGTGGAGTTCCTAATTGCCATGCAACACCAATTTGTCCATTTGATTCAAGCCTGAATGCCATTTGTCTACCACGCAATCGAGTATAAACTTCACCAGTAAATTGTTGAACTGTATAAGCTGGAATATTTGTATAGTCTTGTAAACTTGTAACCGCTGGATTAGCAGCTGAACCATAAGCAGAACCAGAAGAATTTCGAGGAATTAACTGAATCGTTACCGATGGATTATTACTTGTGGAGCTATTAAAGTTAATATCAGGAAACATCCGCCACACAAAACCAAAATGTTGCCCAGCGTCTTGTGGACTAACTTCTATATCGGAAGATTGAATATAAGAATCAATTGCTGTTGGTGTGCCTGTAGATACATCATCATTACCATTTTCATGATAGAGAAGCCGACTATTATAATCAGCCGCTACAGGGAACTGCGTAATTCCTGTTTGATACCAAGCTGTTCTTGCCATACTTCCGTAGTACCAAATATTATCTAAGTAGTTATAAATAGCATACTTATCAACTTGGGTACCACCACTAGAATTACTCACATAAAACCACCATACTTCATTAAATCCTTCGTTAGAACCTGTAAATATTTGAAATGCTTGGTTTTGATTAATATCTTCAAATATATATTGTTTAATCGTACATGGTAATGTTTGAACCGTACCGTTATACATATAAAAGCGATCACGCCCCATCCAGTAAGTTACGTTGTTAACAGTAATCATGGCGTTTGGGCCAATAATTGAAATGTTATCCATTAAAAGCTGAAAACCCCAAACATAAGGTGCGCCAATATACTGCATGGAATATATAGCAGAATCAGTCCAAACCAATATCTCTTGACGAGTTGATCTTGCACCGACTATATAAGAGCCATTTCCTAATGCAAATTCACCAGATTGATTTGTAATTTGTGGAATCCATTGATATGCATTTGCTTGGTCAGACCATCGCACAAGTAAAGGATTGAAAGAAGTTGATGGTGTACCTGGCGTATAAGGATTAGCACCAAATGCAATAATAAATTCTTGAACATCTGAAGATAAAACTTGATACGTTGAATTTGGTACAAAGGCACCTGAATAAGAAAAGCTATAACTTCCAGAACTTGCTGAAGTAGTTGATGCACTAATTGTAGCCACACCTGTTACATTATTAACAGCAGTTACATAAGTATTAGACGGAATACCTGTTCCTGAAATATAAGAATATGGATAAACATATGGCGCATTTGCAGATGTTATATTAATAGTTGATGATCCAGAAGAAAATGTTGTTGAATCAGTTAACAATGTTGATGTATTAGCTAAAGTACTTAAATATTTAGAAGAAGTGCTTAAACCCAATGAATTTTGCCAATAAAAAATAGGTCCGCCTCGTGGTGCAAGAACAAGATCAGAACCAAAATTATCATTTGTCCAAAGTCTTAATTGTTGACCAATACCAACTGCTGCTGCTGACCCCCACCCAGTAGCTGCTGGTGTTGATGTTGATGTGGTATATGGTAAAACTATAGTTACCGCACCGCCCACATTTGTAGCTGCACTTACAGAACCTGTCCAAGCCGAGGATACATTAATAGTATAAGTATTGGTCCCAGTTACAGTCACACCAAATCCTTGCTGCAAAACCTTAGCTGGTATACCACCTACAGAATTTGCAACACTACTAATAAAAATAGAATTACCTGTAGATAAACCATGCGCTGCTTGTGTAACCGTAACTACATAACTACTAGATGTTGTTGTAAAAGGATTGGTTAAACTAACTGTACTAGAACCAGTAGTTCCTCCCCAAGGTCCAGCTCCCCAACCACTACCTACTGTATATATACTTAATCCAGATTGGTAATAATATTGTATGGTTACCGTTCCACCACCTGTTCCTGTAGAAGACGCATTACTTGATGCTTTAATTTTAAAAGATGTATTTGAAGGTACAGCAGTAACAATATATTGCCCGCTAATAGTAAGTCCACCAACCGTTGTTGTACTTGTTAAAACAACATAATCACCTACGTTAGGAGTAATTCCTGTAACGGTGTCATTAACAGTAACTGTTGGAGAGCCAGAAACTGCTGAAAAAGGATTAGAAGTTAATGTATTTGTTGTTAAATTTGTGTTTGGCGATATTAAAAATGGAGTAATATCGTTATATGCTCCACCATAATAAATATAGTATTTAGCATTAGTTCCTAAACCAATATATGTATTACTAACGCCTGTCGTTGCGCTTGACCATACCCATAAAGATCGACAAATTCCAATAAATTGAAAAGGGCTTACTTGAGTCCATCCACCAATTTTTTCAGGTAAACCAGAACGAAATCGAATTTTATCTCCGTCATACCATCCGCCTGAATTAGAGTAAATAGTACCTTCTCTATTAACTCCAGGCTTAAGCATTAATTTAGTTAATGGCATGGGGTTTACCCTAACATTTCTTCTGAAATTGTTTTAACTGATGCAACTCTATTTAACCATCCATTACCAAAAGTAGGGAAAGTACTTAGTGATCTGTAAAATTTTTCTTTTAAAGTAGCAAACTTATCAAGAATCGATTTGCTATCCTGCATCTTGATTGCGTTTAAAGTACCCTGCCCAATGATCCCATCTGGCGCACAGTTAGCAGCTTCTTGAATTAATTTAGCAGCTCGACCAACTCCCATATTAACTGAAGCGTCAAAGACTGCATAATCAATACCAGCTGGAAGATCGTCACAATGACATACATCCCAATATTTTTGTTTGTAAAGATCATGAACATCAGCATCTGAAATAGCCTTTAATTCTTCTTTTGTGATATGTGGATTTCGTTTCCATGCACGGTATACTTCAAGCGTAATTCCTTTCATAGTGGCTCCTCCAGGATCGGCAGGGTTGTCACTCCAAAGTCCTTCGCTCTTTAATACTTGAGCCAATGATGCATCGTAATTTTCTTTCATATCGGTGTACTTTGATGTAGTAGCTCATCTTTCTTTTGACTACCAGCAGATGAACCAAAATAAAACGCAATGATCCCTGTCCATGCTGTTCCTAAACTTCCAAGCATAAGCAGTAAAGCATCGGACTTTACAACATGATCGGTCATCAAACCAATCAAAATGCCAAAAAATCCTATAGTGACAAGAATAGATAAGACTGGTGGAATAAACGAATGCGTTGCTGTTTGCATATCTCTTGCAGATTTACGGTCATCTACTGCAAGTTTTTCAAAATCTAAACCTAATTCATTGGCTTGTTTTTGCAATTCTAATTCAGCTTGCTTTATAGATGTCAGTTGATCTGAAGTGAGTTTTCCTGATTCAATTGTAGACTGCACATCTTTTTCATCAATACCAAGTGCTTTTGATACAGCAGTAACCGCTAATCCTGCTAATGGGCCACCAAGAGCAGTAGCAATGCCAGGTGCAATTTGAGCTAACCAATCCATATCAATCCTTTAAGAGAATAATTAACATCATACAAATTAATGCAAAGACTGTCCACAGTTTAAACACTTCATCATCCACGCACGATGTCCTTTTTGGTTCGTTCTTCGGTAATAGTCCTAGTAATTTTAAATCGTATTGGCTTTTTTGTCTGCTGTAATTGTTTGATTTCCCAATGTAAAAAGGCAATTTGACTCCATAAACCAAGTTCTATTAAGAATACTACAAACCAATAGAGCGTCATACAAGGTGAAAATAATACAAAAGATAGGTAACAATAAAAGCAGCAATCCAACAATACATTTGCACCCTTTGAACATCTTTTAATTTATGCCCATAATGCGTCTGATTTTCCTTACGTTCTCGTTCAACCACCACTTTTAATTCAAGCACCTTTGCCCATTCTTTCTCACCGTACTTAGCTTTAAAATCTTTTTCCGCTTTGTTCTCGGCTTGAATAATTTCGCTTTGGTTTTTATACTCCTGAATCGCTCGATAGATTACCGAGTTTTCCATTGCTTCTGCATGTATACGTTGGCGTTGGTGATCTTCTAAATCTTTTTTTGCTACGTCTTTACCATCACGCTGTATATCTTCAATTGTTTTGGTAAGACCTTTCCCTGCTTCACGAGCCTGATTCAATCCTTCACTTAACGACTTTGCTCCTTCGGCAATAGGGTTGATATCTGGCATTCACTAAAATAATTTCTTATGTTATTGCACAAACAGCAGAGTATGGTGATGAACCTTGGCTACCTACTGCACAAAATATAGTACTGCTTGCTGCTAATCCTGCTGGCACACTTAAACTGCCAAATGCCGATGTAAAGCTTGTTGATGCTTGCCAACTTGATCCGTTACCAGATAAAACAGCACAAGCATTATTACTTGAATTTAAACCTATAACACAAATTAAAGTACCCAAACTTGCACTTGCATATGGCGAATAAACATTTCCTGAACCCAATGAAGAAAAACCAGTTTGCGCTGTCCATGAGAATCCATCTGGCGATGTAGCACATACTCCAGGTCCGCTGCTTGCCGTTCCTGTTACACAAAATATTGAACCATTCCAAGTAATTGTATTTGCGTTATTTGCACCACTAAATGCTGAACGTAATCCAGTTTGAGCAGTCCAAGTAACTCCATCTGTAGATGTGTACGCCAATGCACCACCTGTAAAACTTGCTCCAATTAAACAAAATATGGAGCCGTTTGATGCTATTGCATAAGTAGCAAATCCTGATGTTGGTAAATTAGAAGAATTTGCAGTCCAGCTTGTGCCGTTTGTAGATGTCCAAGTTGTTGCGGATAAATTTGCAACTAAACAAAATTTAGTTCCATTCCATGCTCCAAACTGTGGTCCTCCAGCACTTCCTGTATAACCACTTGTCCATGTAGATCCATTTGATGAAGATGCAATTAAAGCGTTGCTAGAACTATTTTGACCGTATCCTACAAATATAGATCCATTTGAAACTACACCATTAAGAGACCCGCCGCTAAAAATAGAACGTATTCCTGATTGATTAGTCCATGTTATTCCATCTGGAGACGATGCTCCATATCCTGTACTATTTGTAGCAAAAAACAAAGAAGATCCATATGCTACTGAATTGGAATTATATCCACTACCTAAAGCAGTAGCCAATCCACTTTCTGTATACCATACTGTATTTGTCTTTCCCCAAAAATTAGTCGGCATAACAATCGTTCCACTTGACACAGCCGCTAATGATCTAACATTTGTATCATTCAAACTAATTTGTGTAGTACCATTGCCACCTAACTCTAATTCAATAGATTGTCCGATGGTTGTCCCAGCAAGACTAATTGGTCCAGATGCATTTAATGTCATTATGGTGTTCCATATGCAGTTACGTTAGCAAGAACTATTAAGTTTCCTGATGAATCTAATGATGCTACATTCGTGCCGTTATAGTTAAAATAAAGTTTTGTTCCTGTTGGAGTAATATTCCAGCCACCTGTATTTGCAATCTTAGCAGCCGACCCTGAACTTCCACCAACCGATAAATTTGCTACTGGGGTTGTTGATGTAACTGTAAGTGGTGCCGTTCCTGTAGCAACCGTACTTGTAAATGCTGTTGCAGAAATAGTGCTTGAGTTTGTCTGCGCTCCTGTTACTCCAAGCGTTCCGCCTAATGTAGAATTACCTGTTACACCAAGCGTTCCACCAATACTCATATTACCTGTATCAGATTCTCCTGTTGCTGTTAATGTACCATTTACTACAAAGTTACCAGCCGATCCTGTTTGTGCAGAATAAAATCCAGCTCCAGACCCACTTACGTTATATGCATCACAATAACATTGAGCAGTTACGCCAGCAGGTATTGCTAAAGTAATAGCACCACCAGAAGCTGACATGGTTATAACCTGACTAGTATTGTTTACAACTATATAAAACTTATTAACCAATGGTGCAATAATAGTCACGCCAGCTGATGGTGTACCTGTAAATACAAGTGCCATATTTCTTGCGTCATCAAGTGTGCCGTTATAATTTGTTAATGTATAGGAGCTTCCGCCATAGGTTGTTAAACTAATTCCATTTACGCCTGTAATAGCTTGCTCTAATAGGGTTCCTAAATTTGTATTAGTTACATCGCCCCATGTACCAGCAAGATCTCCATCTCCAATTAAAGTTAACTTTAACGAGGTTGAATAAGTTTCTGCCATAATTTATCCTTATTGCTGATTATTTATTAATATCCAATTAGATGTTTGACTATCATTAATTGCATTCCAAGTTGCTGAGTTTGAATTATTTACAGCATTCCAAGTTACAGTCTGATTATCGTTAATTTTAATCCATCCTGAGACAAAATTACTATCTAATAGATTAATATTTTCTACAATAGAATCAAGGAAATTAGACTGTTGGGTACTAGAATCAGCTAATCCTGTGTTTTCAAATACAAAAACTCCAATGCCAACTTTATTGGAATCTGCTGATGATAAATTTTCTGTTATTACTACACCGATATTTACCTGATTATTATCTGCAAGATTTAAATTTTCTGTAATAGATTCAAGGAATTGTGATATAGCGGTTGGTGTATCAAGTACATTTACATTCTCTGTAATAGTTTGCAGGAACGTAGAAGTTTCAGAATTTGAGTCCGCTGGGTTAACATTTTCAAATACAAATAAACCAAGTCCAACTTGATTAGAGTCTGCCATTGAACTAATAGATTCTGTAATAGTTTGAAAGAATCCCTGAGCAATGCTTGGTGTATCAGCTAAAGTCACACTTTCTGTAATTGAAAACGATAGCGCATTACCAATAGCAATAATATCTAAAAGACTTAAACTTTCAGTTATTGATTGAGAAAACTGAGCCAAAATACTTGGCGTATCAGATACACTAATATTCTCTAATATAGACTGTATAAACGCAGCCAAAACAGAATTAGAGTCTGCTAATGTTGCATTTTCTGCAATTGATAATAAAAAATTACTTTGTTCTGCATTTGCATCAGCAATAGTTACCGCCTCTGATTTATTAAAGGTGTATAGGTTTTGTCCTAATCCAGCAAACGGTGCTTGAGCAAATGCAGTTATGCCGAACATAATTAGGCAGCTTTGTCAGCCTCTTTAGTTTCAGGAACTTGAGGGTCAGCTTGCTCTTTAACTTTCATCATCAAAGGAAAGAAACCCATCTTAGCAGGTGTATCACCCATAAGATTCATCAAGCCTTGTACTTCTTCTACTGTTAGTGTTAATTTAATATCCACTTATTTCTCCATTTAGTTTAAAAAATTACCAAGGTAACGCTGTTGCAACTGGCACTACAGGTGGATTAACGATACTGTTAATCTGACCATCAATATTTGCATAATGATTAATTAAATTTTGTGTTTCGGCATTAATCCATGCCAATACTTCTGCTTGTGTCAAACTAGAATAAGGTATTGACATAAAATCATTTGATGGATTAAAGCGCAAGTTATCTTGAATAGACGCTGTATGCGTTCCATCCGTTCCTGAAACTGTAAACATGACATCCGTTACAAACCCTTCTGGATTAGATAATGTACGCATTGAATTGATTGTTACTGTATATGTATTTGCCATTTAAATCTCCTTTAAAAATTAACCAACTTTCCAGTTTGTACCATCTGAATAAACAGGAGTAAATACTGCACCACCACCTGTAACTGTAGCTTGAAATGTAGGTGCTAAAGCATCAGTTACAAATGTTCTCGAACCACGACCTACTGTTGATGCACTTGGCAAACTTGCTACTGTTGAATAATTAAGTGGGTAACGTAAAACGGTATTTGATGAGTTACCAATAGTTATTTCGTTTGATACTGTAGCTGCCGATGGTGCAGCTTGATAGCCCAATAAAATATTATTAGAGCCTGTCGTAATAGAAGAACCAGCAGAATAACCAATAACTGTATTATTTGCTCCTGTGGTATAACCGCTTAAAGCATTAGGACCAATTGCCACATTTAACCCACCAGTAGTCGAGCCTGATACTCCCAATCCAGCATTTCCACCAATAAATATGTTATCTGCACCTGTGGTATTGTAGTATCCAGACTGATAACCAATTATTACTGAACCATAAGTATCAGTAGCTTGATAGAAAAACCCTGACCTGTAACCTAATGCTGTTGCATTACTTGTTGTAGATAAAGAATATAAAGAATATGTACCGATAGCCGTATTTTGACCACCTGAAGATGCTTGACCTAGTGCGTAATAACCAATAGCAACATTATTGCTTCCATTTGGACTACCTGCGAATTCACCAATTATTACATTATATCCACCAGTTGAAAGAGAAGAACCTGATTGATAACCAATAACTGTGTTATGTGAACCAGTTGTAATTGCCTTACCCGCTTGATAACCAACTACAATATTTCTAGTTCCAGTCGTATATGCAGTTAAAGCTTGAGCACCAATTGCTACGTTTTGACCACCAGTCGTTGAACCAGAAACTCCATATCCAGCACTACCACCAATAAAGACATTGTCAACCCCAGTAGTATTGTAGTAGCCTGCCTGATAACCCGCAATAAAACTACCATATACATCATTACCTGTATATGAATAACCTGATGTATCACCAATAGCAGTTGAATAATTATTTGCTGCTTGTGAATATAAAGAGCGATAACCTACTGCTGTTGCATGACTAGTATACTGCGCTGATGCTAATGCTTGATTACCTATACCAACTGAATAATTTGGTGAAACAATTGAATTACTAAACTGTGGGCCTGATTGATAACCAACAAACACATTGCTTGTGCCACCGTTCATATATTGAGCGGCTTGATAACCTATTATTACGCAGTTTACTGTGGTTTTATATAACCCAAGGGCATCTGCACCAATCGCTACATTTAAACCACCTGTTGTTGAAGCACTAACCCCATAACCAGCTTTGCCGCCAATAAATACGTTATCAGCACCAGTTGTATTAAAATAACCAGATTGATAACCAAGATACACACCACCATAAGTATCTGTTGCAGCGTAAGAATAGCCTGATTGATAACCAACCCCAGTTGCTTTTCCTTGTGTTGTGCCAGACGCTAAAGTTTGATAACCGACTGCTGTTAAGTTTGCTCCAGTCGTATTTGCATTTAACGCTTGATAACCCAAAGCGGTATTTGTTGCAATACTTCCTGAACCTAAACCAATAGTTAATGTATGAATTTTTGCATCATTAGCCAATGTCAAACTTGTACCATCAAAGGTCATGTTGGCAGAACCAGCAAACGATCCTGAGCTATTGTATTGAACTTGAGTATTAGAGCCACCTGGTGAACCACCGCCACCACCTGATGCTTGCCAACTAGGTGCTAAACCTGTACCGTTTGAAGTTAGTACATAACCAGACGTTCCAGGATTATTGCTTGAAACTACTGTATTTTCTGCTGGCTGTGTAATAAAAACATTTAGACTGTTGGATGTACTAAAACTAATTAAAGCAGTTGTTCCAAGCGAGTTAGATATAACCGTTGTACGAACAAGCGTATTTGGACTAGTTGTAAATGTTCCAATACCTACTTCCCAAACTCCAGCTATAGAATCGTAGATACAATAGTATGTTGTATTACCAGAAGTTATTGTACTTGAGAAAGCTACATAACCAGATACGGCACCACCAAGCGTAACAGAACCTGTACCTGTGGATACTGTACCTGTTTCAAATACACGGTCAGCTAATTGTAAAGCCATTTAAGGCTCCTTATGATGTTGCAGTTGTACTATATGTTACCGCAACAGTATCACCAGCAGTTGTTGCCTTAGCTGTTCCAAACGCACCAGCACTATATAACGTACCTGTTGTAGAACTTTGAGTAGATGAAGCTCCTGTACCTGTTACTAAGAAACATCCACCAACCGTACCACCAGCACCTGTAATTGTATAAGTAATTGCTGTTGCAGATGCAGTAACTACGTTAGAACCAGAAGTTGTACTGTTATTACCTGTTGGTGTTGCAAATACAGCTGTTCCACGAACGGCAGAGCCACTTACTGTATAGTTAACAAATTCAGTCCAACCAGAGTGTGAAGCCATTGTATCTGTAGGAGAAAACGTATTAGAAGAACCAGATACCAAACCAAGATAAGGACCAACCAAAGATATTGGAGAAGATTGTAGTAACTGAGAAAACATAAATATTTTTCCAGCTTGAACTACTTGATTATCAAACTCTTCAGTCCATTTTAAATTACCATTTGCATCACGGCACTCTACATAGTAGCGACCTTCAATCCCAAAAGTTTCAGTTAGTATTGGACTTGTTTGTAATGTTGCTACGGCATAATCACCGCAGCTGGCTAATTCATTTTGCATAATTTCTCCTAAGATGGGCTACTATAGTTAAGACTGCCTGTATTGGTTCCAATGGTTAATATTGCGCTGTTATATGCCGCTGTTGGGAATTGCACCGTAAAGCTTGTAGTACAAATTTTATCTGATCCAAAATTTAATATAAAACATGCTGCACCTGTAGTTGCATTGTAAACTAATGCACCCCTTGTCGTAAAGGATGCAGGACTCCAAACAGCATTATTAAATGATACATAACTGACGTTATATTGCGTATTCTTCGTTGGATAAGTAGAAATCACTAAAGTATTTCCGCCAGCCGTATATCCTGTTCCTGTTACCTCGTTAACTGTTGTATATGCCGTTGTGGACTGCCCTAAATTCGCATTAGCGTTATACAAAGCTATTTTGTAAGTGTACGGAGTTGATGCAGAAAAGTTCTCTAAACCACTTAATAGGTTTTGTTGAAAAATCGTACAGGAAGTTTGAACTATCATGAAACAACATTACCTTTAAGATTAGTATTAAGTTTAGTTTGACCATCACGATACGCATCACCACGCTCAAGACCATTACCAAGACGAATCGCTAATTGAAGAGCTTCTTTATATTTATCTTCATAATAAGTAACCATGTCTTGTTCGCCCTTCATAAAAATCATCGCTTCACGCATGGATCCATACAAAAGAACTGGATCAAAGTTATCACCTAACCAGCTTTGACCATTGGAATTATTAATTTGACTAACTGTAATAGAAAATCCAGAACCGCTACCACCAAGACTTGAAGAAGGTACACTCAATACATCATTAGTAATATAAAAATTACCGCCATTTTGTAATGTTACTGAGCTTACGGCTCCACTAGAATTAACTAATATATCTCCTGATGCACCGCTACCAGAGCCTCCAGTAAACAAAACATTTTGATAAAAACCAGGTTGATATAAAGATCCAGCATTAGTAATAGAAGACAAAATCGTAATAATACCTTGCACAATAGAAGATGGATAATAAAAATAATGTAACTCTGCACTGTAAGAATCATCAGGTGTAGGACCAAGAATCAATGATAATTCATTAGGATTTGAATATTGAGTTCCAAATAAAGCATAATGCGTTGGCAATCCTTTTACAGATGGATCAGGAAAGGACTCTCTAATAAAATTAACATCTTTATTTAATAAAAAAGAATACGGCACTGTATAAACTGAATTTGTTAATTGATATAAAGCCAACGAATAGGTAGATAAATAATCATTCGGCAAGGATAAATATTGATTACCAATTGTTATTGTTCCTGTAACATTTTTCCGCAGTGATGGAAACTGAACAGAGTTATATACACGCTCTTCACATTCCTGCACAAATGTAGGAATATAGTTAATAAACGTAGACTCATAGTTTTGAGCATACGCTTGAATCGTGTTATATAACTGCTCGTAGTTCACGCCATTGGCCCTCTACTCATTTTACCTTTGGTTGCTGCTCCTGTACCACGCATTTGTATACCAGATGTTTTTAATCTGGATTGTCCATAACCAACACCACCATAAACTGGATCAGTCAATTCAGCATCTTTAGCTGATTTTGTATGTGCAAATTCGCCACGATCCATGACTTCTTGACCAGTAATATGTTTCTCTTTATTGGTATGCGGATTAGCATAAGCCTCTGCTGGTTCAGCAAACTTGTTTTTTCCAATGGTAATCTTTGGACTATTTGCAGTCGTTGGTTTTACTTGGGTTTTCATTATTTGCTCCCTGCTTTTTGATTGTGTGCACGAGCTAAATTGCGACCAACAGCTCGCATTTCTTTACCTGTTACACCACCTTTTTTTAATTTGGTAACTGGTTTACCCTTGTGCATATGATGTTCATGCTTATGCACTTCTTTTGCTGCTTCTTTATCAGCAATTTTTACGATTTGTTTTTTGTCCATAATAACTCCTAAGTTGTTAATATCGTTACTTTACCTATTGTAATCACTAAATTCAAGTCATTGGGAACAAATGCATCTGTAAAATAACTTGCCCCACCAACTGGATTCCAGCCCCATTGCGTTTGCCTACTACCATCTGATGCATAACCTTGATTATCAATATTGGTTACCGTTGGATCATATGGATTAGTAAATAACCCAGTTGTTCCACTTGCTTGATAACTTACATCTGGGCGAGGCTCACGCACCGCCTGTGGATCATTCACAGGGTATAAACCTAAACTTAACTGTGGCTGATCTGGATCCCAACACTCTTGACAAACTTTAATATTAAAAAGTTTTGTCTTAATAATTTCTTTTTTTAACTCTTTCAACATATACCGTTGACCACATCGGTCACATTCGGCAATTGCATACTTACCTGATGAATACTTACTTGGCATTATCTGCCTCCGCCACCATAGAATCCCATTCTTGGAACAAAACGAATGGCAGCTTTCTCTCTATCTTCTTCCGAAGCAAGTGTCCATTGCTCCATATAATCTGCTTTAAGCATTGCTATACGAGCAGGATCAACGCCATGTATTTTTTGTGCCAAGTAATAAGCCAAACCAGCAACTAAACAAGATATAAATCGAAATGGAATATCATTTGTTGCCGTACCAGTTCCAGCATCTTGCATTCTACGCAGTCTCCAATACACAAATGTGTACTGATTCCCTGGTGAATTAGGAGTCGGCCAGACGTTAATACAAGGCAAATTTGTCACGCTAATAGGAGCGTTGTACGCATGACTTGTTGCAGTTGTACCTGCTTGCCCACGATAACAATTTAAAAGGTATGGAGACGTTGTAGAGACGTTTGGATAGTAAATAATCTCGTTATCTATTTTAATGTATCCAGTCGCAGCTAAACCTGTCAAATCTGTTGGTGTTAATTGAATATTGGTGTCTGTTGCTGATATTCCAGCATTTCCATTAGAGCCATTCCCAACTAGCGTATATGTTGTTGGCTGTGTCTGTCCAGATTGACGATTAATCCATACTTGAATTGGTCTACCCTGTGCCAGTTTATTGGGCAAAGTAGAATATGTATCTTCTGAAATACGGCTAATATTGATATCAATCTGGTTTTGTAGCGTTCCAGTTCTAATGACTTGACTTAATAAATCAATCGTATCAATTGGCAAAGGATAAGTAATTTGCCCTGTGTTCAAAGGTATTTGTCCTTCTTCAACAGTCCACAGATTAATACCTCTGTTTGCCCATTCAACCGATAAAATATTTAATGATCTTCTGGCAGTTCTAAAGTCATATCCACTTCTTAACTCAGCACCACACCGTTCGAATGCCTCTTCAATGAGTTCATTCATGTTTAAATCAAATACGGAGGTGCCTGTCGTTGTCATTTGTGCATTTTTCTAAGTGTCTCTGCTAACCTTGCACGTTGTCCTAATTTGCCAGGTTTTTTAGCAGCAGCTTCGAGCTTTTTCTCAGGGATTGTATGTCCTTCTTTAACGCCCAAAGATTTACGCAACGCACCAGCTCTGTGTATTGCGTTCTGTATCCAATGTTCAGCCATGATTAACTTGCTGCTGGTGGGTTTGGTATTTCTACAGAATCAGAAATTACTGCTGGTGCTGGAGTACCAATTGTTTGATTTGTTAAACCAGCATTTTCTTCAGGAACAACTTCTGGAGCTGGCTCTGGTATAACTGGAGGAGGAGCAACTACAGCAGGAGTTGGATCAATTTGTGGAACAATTGTAGCTGCAAATTGTTTTACAACTTGTGCATCTGAAAATCCAGAAACTACTTTTTCGCTACCCAAATAAGAGATAAACTCATTAATTAATTTATGCTCTTCACTTTCTACAGAATGCCCTATACTTTTTGCAAAATAAATTGCCTTTTCAAATAAATTCATTTTTTCCTCGCAGCTCTCATGTTATCAACTAAATTTGGATAAGGTCTACCAGCAGCTTTAGCCATAGCTTTTGCCGATGCCTTTTTTGCAGAACTTAACTTCTTAGGTTTGCCTAAACCTTTCGGTCTTGGTTTATCCCATACCTCGCCACCTTTTGCATACATAGCAACAGCATCAGGGTTATCCTTTCTGTGAATAACCTTTTTATTTGGCATCTTGGATGGGTTCATAGCTCCCATACCACGACTGGCTCTCATTTGTGAGCCTTACCACCCCAACACATTTTCTCAACATGATCCATGTGATGGTGATGATGTTCTGCATGTTTTTTAAAATGATGCTTATGGTGCTTATGAGATTCAGTCTCATGCTCAGAAATGAACTCATCATGACGAACCATATCTGGTCCTGATTCTGGCTCCATGTGCTCTTTAGTTAAATGTGGTTTCATAAACTTCTCCTTAACAATATTTAGTCTTAGTATGACCACGTTGTGCAATACCATCAGCACGATGTGATGTAGATCCACCATGAGCCATCTTCTTAATATGACCACCATGTTTTTTAGTATTTACTAATGGACCATCGCCAATAGTATTACCCTTCATATTAGGATGACGATCTTCTGTGTGACCATATTTTTCAACTTTAGATTCACCAAAACGACCATGTTTATTAGAACCTCTTTCAACATCTTCTTTCATAGTACGAGGACCCATTGACTCAGCTTTACCACCATGAGCCATTTTCTTCATGTGAGCCTTACCACCATGTTTCATTGCTTTGGCTTCATGCTCTTCTTCAGAAGCTAAATGACGTAACTGTTTAGCTTGTTTCATTTCATGCGCTTTTTCAGTCATACCACCATGAGCCATTTTGTGCACTTTACCACCGTGCTTCATGCCATGACCTTCATGTTGAGCCATATGATGTTCAGCCATTGCCAAATGATGATGAGCTAAATGTTTATGATGAGTTTTAGATAAACCGCCATGTTTCATTCCTGGTGCTGCACCAGGAGGCATTGGAGCACCCATAGGAGCTGCTGGAGGAGCCATTGATGGAGTTGGCATGGCTCTTGCAGCCATCATAGCCATCGCTGGATTTACACTACGTTTTTTCATTGTTGCCATGTTAATTCCACCTTTTTTAAAATGTTTGCCTTTATCGGCTTCTACAAAATCACGCCCCACTTTTTGTGGAATGTGAACCTTATCAGCAAACGCCTTAGAATGGGCTATTGCCTCCATAAAATCATGTTGTTTTTTACTATGACTTGGCATTGCTACCTCGTATTAATTCATTAATTTTATCTTCCAAACGATTAAATCTTGTATCGATGTGGTCCATAATCTTACCTAATTCAGCCTGAGTTACTGTATCACGAGCTACTTCTTCACGAGTCTTGTTTAATAAAATACTTAAACGATTTAACTCTTGAAATTTTTCTTTCATTATAAAACCAACGATTGCAATAAGTATAGTTAAAATTGCATTCCAAAATGGCATGATTGTATCAGTTAGCATTTCCACTTCCTTAAACTTTTATTAATTCTTGAATTAGGATCATTTGCAGTTTCAGAACTGGTTAAACGCTTTTTCATTCCTTCCATGCGAGCACAGAATGATCTTTTTCTAGCTCCACCTTCAGGCTGTGGTGGTTTAATATTATGTCCTTCAGCCTTGAGGCTTGCACGACCTTTTGCATTAAGTCCACCACTCGGATTTTTACCTTCTTTTCGTGTCCAAGCTCCAGCCATGTTATGCCATCGCTTCCTGACAAACTACGTTAACTTGCATCGTAGCACCAGCACTTGATGTAACAGCAACAGTCAAAATGTCTGGTATGTTACCTTTAATATTAGTTACAACTGGGAAAAAATTTAATAAATCTAATTGTTGCAAACCATTATTAGCAGTAGAGAATGCATATACAACTTCACCACCTGATAAAGATGTTGCGGTTAAATCTTGTTGAGCAAATGAGTTATATGAACCTAACCCATTTAAAGGAACAAAGTTTGCATTAGTTAATGAAATTTCATTAGTTGGTGTTCCAGAAATTAATTCAACTAAACAAGTTGCTGAAGAGTTAATTAACAATGTTTGTGGCAATAATTGACCACGATCAATTAAACCAATCTGATATGCATTACCAGCTGATGGCCCAGTTACTAATGGATTTCCAGTAACAACATCAACAAAATTAAGTGTTGTTGTTGTATTTGAAGTGATACGAGCCGTATAGTTTGCAGATACAGTTGCACTATTTGAATATGCTCCTGGACTTACAGGACCAAAGTTAATCAACACTTGGTTATACGTTAAAACAGTTACAGAGTAAATACCGTTATAAGAACTTGGGTTTGAATTGCTAATAATAACTTGGTCATTGGTGTTTAAATAATGAGCCGATTGGAATGTAACAGTAGCACTATAGTTATTTACACCAGCAACTTTTGGTGTTGGTCCAGTTAATGCACTAATCGTAGCAATTGAAGGTAAACTTGCTGTGTAATACACATATTTACCTACCCATTGATTTGCTGCCCAATATGTTGCTGTTGGAACAGAAGAGGGTGTTGCTGTATTTGGAAAGTTAGGTATTTGCAATACCATTGTAGTTGTACTGGGTACGTTATTAATCAAATATGTATTTGCTGCATAAGACTGTGTTGCAGTAATAGTTCCTGTTGCTCCTGCAATTGCTGATGCACTACTAACTTGATATGTTCCTACTCCACCAGCTGTATAAAAACTATATGTGCCAGAAGCTTGAACAGTAAATGCTTGACTTAAAATAACTGTTGAACCAATAACCTGTTGTACAAAAGTACCACTTGGAACCCCTGTTCCAGAAACAAATTGACCTGCCAACAAACTTGTACCAGCACTTAAAGATACTGCATTTTGTCCAACAGTTCCACCACTTACATATGTAGGAGTTACAACAGCAGATCCAGTTGCTGTTAATTGATTAACAATAGTTGGAGAACCTACAATACCTGTTCCAGTCAAAACTTGAAGATCGGTAATAATGCCTGTATTAGCCGTTACAGTAAGCGTTGTTCCGCTAATCGTATAAGCAGTAATAGAAGCTACTTGAGTAAATGCACTTAAAGTTATGTATTGAGCTGGAGAATTAGCGGCAGCATTAGTTACTGCATAATTATGGGCGGCACTAAATGTTAATAATGCTTGACCATTATTTCCTTGCCCAACCATTGAACTAATTGTTCCAACAGAACCATTAATAGTTAATGAAGATTGAGTTCCTGAAGTTATGGCCGTTTGTGTATTATCAAATAAATCAGTTCCAACAGGTCTCATACGGAAAGACATTGCTGGGAAACGAATAGATGATGATGGAACTGTACGGTTTTGTGTTGCAGCATCATTACCATAAGAATAAGTAAATCCACGCTGTTTATCAATACCACCTTCAATCAATACAGATACACCATAGTGAGTCATAACAGATTGAAGTCCAGTACTTGAATTACGTTGTTCATAACGAACAGGCAAGTTACCTGTACGACTCCATGGTTTAATTTGTGGAGTATTATTAACAATACCGTTACCAGTACCAACTTGATGCAATACCCAAGGCTCGCCATTAATAACCACCCCCCAGCGAAGTGCACCAGCACCATACCAAGCGTATTCCATCCAAATCATTTGAACTTTTGTCCAATCAATGGCATTAATAATTGTTCTATTGCCATTCCATAAAGACATATCAAATACTGTATCTTGTGGCAAACCACCTGAATCAGAACGAATTACACAATACATTCCTTGTGGATTACCTGCTCCATTAGGGGTATTTTGCATAAAAAATATGCCGTTTGCATCATCAAAAATACCAACACGCTGAAATTGACCTGAAACAGCTCCACCAAAGTTGACATTAGATGCCATGTAAAAAGTTTTACCTGGCTGATAACGATGATATGGTCTTGATTGACGAATTGTAATATCACCAGGAATAGGTGATCCGCCAATATTAGGATTACCTCCAATAGTCATGGTTACACCACCAAGACCTGGGTTTTGAACTATAGATGCATTACCTGATACGTTTTGAATAAACTGTTCCCAACGCAAAGGTTGTGTACCATATTCAAAGTCTGCATCGTAAATATTTTGTGATTGTGATACTTTAAGTTTACCTACTACATCACGCAAACGCTGTGGAGCAATAAACTCAGCAGCCCCATCAATACCTTGCCAAACCGTAGATGGAGTTTGATTACCCATCTGACCAGTTTGTTGATTGGTACCATTAGCACTATTCTGGTTGTTTCCAGAAAAGAAATTAAATAAATTCATGCCCATATAAGCTCCTTAGATTTTAAAAAAGGGGTCCTTAGACCCCTCAACGCTATTAATCAAAGTTACCGTATGGATAAGTTGTACTTGTACCAATATTCATATCTAATTGATTGTATCGAATAGTGATTTCAACTTGACCAGAAGACAAACCAGCAGCACCAGTAGTCATTTTAAGACCTACAACAACTTGTGAAAACCATGTAGGCTGTTGACCAGGTTGTAAATTTTGAACGTCTTGTAATGTTGCACTAGTATATGCCAACTGTGTACCAACATAAGTTGCTGTATATCTTTGAGCAGCTGGGCTAGAAATATTTGCAAATGTTGCATATACACCTGTAGATGTTGCAAAGTTATTAGAAACATATGGTTGAATTGCTGTAACAGCAACTGGAGTCCCTTGAGAATCTTTTGGAACCGTTCCAATATCAAGAATAATATCAGTAATATTAGAAGAGTATGGCAGCCAAAATACTGCACCACGATATACGGTTGATGAAGCATCAGCCGTTGGAGCTGTCGCTGCTGTTGGTCCTGATGTGCTATATACACCAGATTGTGGAGTGTAAATAGTTGCTGCACTATTAGGAATTCCGTTTGAGTTAACAAAAACACCAGATCCACCACCATAATTGGCGGTATTGTTTGTTGTTACAGAAAAATCTAAAAATGCAGATTGAATTAAATCTGTGTAACCTACGTTACGAAGTGGTGCAAAACGATTGTCACCAGATAAAATTGGTCCTTCAAAAGTTGTACGCATTATAAAACTCCTTTTAAATATGAATACTTGAGAGCAATTTTCCTAGTAGATGATGTATCTCTACCAATAACACGCCCTCTCTCAGCATAGGACATATTAGGATTATTAACTATAAATTTAACAATTGCAAGGTATTTTAGATCAGATAAAGCTATATTTCTACGAGTTTTTTTAATTTTTTCAATATACTCTTTTGTTAAATGATTTCTTTGATTAACTTTACTTTTTGAAATTTTTTGTTTAGTTTCTTCTGTATGTTTTTTCCCTCTCATTGGGACTTTTGCGGTATCAGAAATATTAAAAACACAAGGCTCATCAAAATGTGCTCTACCTTGCAAAAATTCATTTTCGAAATCATCTAAATCATCTGCTAATCCACATTCAATTTCTAAACTCCAATCAAAAGCATTTTTACCGTATTTATTATAAGAATGTTGGAGTATAGGATTTATATGGCATCCTTTATCTAAAAGTCTAAAATGTTCATGGATACGTTTTTTTACGTTTTGTGATTGACCAACATAGGATTGATTCGTAATTTTATTACGAATTTTATATATTCCTATGTAGTCGTGTGCATATGGCATGATAAAGTTCCTTGGAACTAATATACCACAATTTAAATTTTGTGCAATCTTTTTAATAAAAAAATCCCCAGTTTTTTAGGCTGGGGACAAGTCCTCTCACGAAGGAAATAACCTTAGTAAGAACCGTAGATACCTAATGGATCAGATACACCAAAAGAATAACGCTCACGAGACTTGTAACGTACGTTACCTGTATCGAAGTCACCATCCATTGAGTTCTGTAAAGGTGTTCTTACGAACATCTTAAGACCGTTAGGAACATCAGTAGTCAAGAACCATGCGTTAGTTGCTGTCAAGAAGTGGTTAATTGCGTAACCTTCTGGAACAGAACCGTTGTTCTTAATTGCGTTGATGTCGTTGTTGTTTGTACCAACACGGAGTTCAGTATCTAACAAACGAGTTGCTACGAACTGGAGTGCAGGTGGAACAATCAACTTCTTCGGTTTTGCAGCGATTAATAAACCACGCTCATCAGTCCATGCAGCGATTTGAATAACAGCATTTTCCAATGCAGTTTCGTTCAAGTCAGCAGGAGTTGATGGAGTGTTGGCGTTAGTACCACCAGAGATTAATGGATGTGCAGTAGAGAACAAAGGTTGGCCGTCACCATAAGTGAACTGGCTATTGAAACCATTGTTTAATACAGCAGCAGCTTTAACCTGTTTGGTGTAAGCCATTGCACGAGCCAAAGCTTTGGTATAGCGACCAGAGAGAGAATCGTACAAGTTATCTTCAATTGCCTCTTCAGTTAAGCTAAAGCCAAGAGCGATAGTTTCATGGTTATAACGAGCTGTCCATGCTTCCTGTCCGTTGTCATAAGCGATGGCTTGACCTTCGTTTTTGACTGGAGCAGCAGAGAAACCTGACAGTTTTGTTTCTTCTTCAAAAGAACGCTCAGAAGTTTCAATTTCGTAAAACTCTTTGTGTTCTTCACCGTAACGAGCATACTCAAGACCAAACAAAGCGTTTAATCCAGGTAATAGCTCTTTTAATAGTTGTGCACGAGAAATAGCCATTTAAATGCTCCTTAATTAAACACCAGTTGCATTGAAGTAACTGTGGTAACCGAAGTTCCACGCCACTAATGCTTCTGGGTAGCCAGTGAATGAAAAACCTGTAGCTGTCGATTGAGCAGTTGTTACCGCTGTATTGATAGTTACGGTGGTGCCGTTTACAGTTGTTACATAGGTATTCGAGCCTGAAGCAATACCAGGACCAGAAATAACCATACCAGGCAGAATTGCGCTGTTAGCAGCAGATAAAGTAACAGTTGTGCTAGATGTAGTAGCATTTTGTGTCACAGTAACAGCTGAAGCAGGGACAACCTGAACGATACGGAAAGGTGCAGATGTAGTCAACGGAGTGATTGCTGATGTACTTGTGGCAGCAGCAGAAATCGCAATACCAGCAGAAGAATCGCCAGTAGTTGTCGAACCAGTATTACCAGCAGCTGCTCCAATGTAATAAGCATTAGAACCAACAAACGCTGGGTTTAGGTATTGAATGGTTGTAGAACCACCAGTACCAGCTGGGTTAGACAAGCAAACTGCTTGGAAAACTGCTTGTGGATCATCTACAACATAACCAATCGCATCAGGAGCACTTGTAGAAGCATTCCAAAATTGATAACGGTTTTTACCGTAAATAGGACCACCTGTTGTTGAATACTCGCAACCTACAAAAATACCAATCGTGCCAGCAACAGCAGATGAAGCGTTATATGTAAGCGATGAAGCGATGATATTACCGATATTAGCCGATGTACCAATCTGCACAACGTCACCGTTGAACATACTAGTACTATAACCGTTGGTGATTGGAAACATGCGAGTAGAACCAGCATATACACGACCACCAATCAGGTTAACTGGCTTTAGCCCATAAGGGGCTGCTACTGTAGGATAAGCCATATAATTCTCCTAAAATTATGAACGATTTCCAAAACTAACCGTAGACTTCCGTTCTTGGAACAGAGGCATACGAGAGT